ATCTTGGGTTTGACTTATACAAGAAAGAAAGAGTTAGAGTTGCAGGAGTTGATACGCCAGAGAAAAGAACGAGAGATTTAGAGGAGAAAGCACTTGGAAAAGACGCAACGGAATGGCTCAAAGCGAAATTGGAAGGTGCCTTATGTGGTGATGATGAGTTGTCTATTAGGACTGAACTTGTTGGTGGGGTTGGTAAATATGGGCGTCTTCTTGGCTGGTTATACATTGGGGATGGAAACGTCTCGCTCAATGAGCAAATGATTGAAGAGGGATATGCTTGGGCATACGACGGGGGCACCAAGCAAAAGGACTTTGAAACCCTCAGAGAAATCCGTCGTGCACATGGCACCCTTGTAGATTGAACAATTTAATGAGAAGAGAAATTATCGAAGCACTTAGAGCGACTGCTGAAGGTGCTATTAAAAAACATAGGATGAATATCGAAATTTATCTATCTAATCCTACTGGTATCGGAGAGCACTCTGATATACTTGGTGCAATTCAAAATGAGTTGGACCAAATTTCACATTATCATGACCAATTAGAAGTAATAAAGGAGTATATTGACAAATGAAAAAAATAATCTTTACTATTTTGTTTATTGCTGGTGTTGTATTAGGCGTTACTTTCGCTGATGCTGCATATGCAGTAGATGTAACTATGGGCTCAGGTGGTAATCTGGTATTTGAGCCTAATGAAGTTACTATTAGTGCAGGAGATACAGTGCATTTTATTAACAATGCTCTGCCTCCTCATAATATTATCGTTGAGAGCCGTCCAGACTTGTCTAGAGAATCACTGATGTTTTCACCAGGTGAATCTCAGGACATTGTTTTCGCTGAAGCAGGAGACTATGAGTTTTTCTGTGGTCCTCATAAAGGTGCTGGTATGAAAGGCACCATCCATGTCAACTGAAGAAAGCGAGTTTTATTGCGAGTGGAAGATGGGGATAGAAGAGTTACGTCTCTTTTATTCTCATCTTGATTATTCTATACGGATGTGGCCAGGTAGTCCTGCCAGACCAGAGATTGAGCAAGAGTTTCTTGACAAACTTAAGAAGACAACATTTGCAATGATACAAGAATATAATTTTACATATTTGGAGCAAGATGAGCGGGAATGACATCTACTTAGGTAATCCTAACCTCAAGCGTGCAAATGTATCACGTAATTTCACGCCTGAGGAAGTAGAGGAGTTTGTGAAATGTAGTAATGACCCTGTTTACTTCATTGTAAACTACATTAAAATCATCTCACTTGATAAAGGTCTTGTTAACTTTGACTTGTATGACTTCCAAGCAAGCATGGTTAGGAAGTTTCATGACAACAGATTTAATATTGCAAAACTACCACGACAGTCGGGCAAGTCTACAGTTGTTACTGCCTATCTGTTGTGGTATTGTTTGTTTAATGATAACGTAAACATTGCCATCCTTGCTAACAAGGCAGCGACGGCAAGAGAAATGCTACAACGATTACAACTTTCATATGAAAACCTCCCAAACTGGATGCAGCAAGGAGTCGTCAACTGGAACAGAGGTAGTCTGGAATTGGAGAATGGAAGTAAAATCATGGCTGCTTCTACTTCAGCTAGTGCTGTGCGGGGTATGTCGTTTAACATTATATTTCTCGATGAATTCGCGTTCATTCCAACTCATATTGCTGATGAGTTCTTTAGCTCTGTATATCCTACTATCTCCTCTGGTAAGTCTACAAAAGTTATTATCATTTCTACCCCTAAAGGGATGAATATGTTCTATAAACTCTGGCATGATGCTGAGTTAGATAGAAATGAGTATGTAACTACTGAAGTCCACTGGTCAGAAGTGCCAGGTAGAGATGCTGAGTGGAAAGAGCAGACAATTAAAAACACTTCCGAAGAGCAGTTTAACCAAGAGTTTGAATGTGAATTCCTAGGTAGTGTAAACACGCTTATCACTTCGTCTAAACTAAAGACATTAGTGTATAACGAACCTCTTACATCTAATGAAGGATTAGATGTATACCAAGAACCTATACCTGAGCACTCGTATCATATATGTGTTGACGTTGCTCGTGGTATTACCAAAGACTACTCGGCATTTGTTGTAATTGATACGACAACAATACCCTATGTCATGGTAGCGAAGTATAGAAATAATAAAATTAAACCACTTCTATTCCCAAACATTATCAACAGTGTTGCTACTGCATATAATCATGCATATGTAATGATTGAGGTAAATGATATTGGAGGACAGGTTGCAGACATCATGCAATTTGACCTAGAGTATGACAACCTACTGATGTGCTCCATGCGTGGACGTGCTGGACAGGTTGTAGGACAAGGATTCTCAGGGTCCAAAGTCCAGTTGGGAGTTAAGATGTCCACCACTGTCAAGAAGACAGGGTGTGCCAACATGAAACAGCTTATCGAAGACGATAAACTAATTTTTGAAGACTATGATATAATAGCAGAGTTGACCACCTTCATCCAGAAAGGACAAGCATGGGAAGCAGAGGAAGGTTGTAATGATGACCTTGCAATGTGCCTAGTAATCTTTTCTTGGTTGGCAACTTCAGACTACTTTAGAGAATTGCATGACTCTGATGTCAGAGCACGCATGTATATGGAGCAGAAAGAAGCGATTGAAGCTGATATGGCTCCGTTTGGATTCATCAGTGACGGTCTTACGGATGAAGAATCTTTCGTAGACCCCGAAGGACAAGTATGGAATACTACTGAAACTGTTGGGGAATATGGAGATATGTCTTATATGTGGGATTACAAATGATTGAAACTATGTTAGGTCAAGCAGCGACCACCTTATTCATTTTAGTATTATTTTCTTTTGGATTTGTGATGGGATACGGTGCTAGAAAGAGCGAAGAAGAATGAAATTTGAAGAAGACTTTGAATTAGACAACCTCCTATTTGTAGAAAGGAAATGTCGTATCTGTGGTCAGGTAAAAAGTCTTCGAGAAGAGTATTACAAAACACGAAAAGATAGAGGGACTAACCCTTCAGCGTATGCATACGAATGCAAGTCCTGTACTATCTGGAGAGTGAAGAGAATGAAGAAACGCAAGATGCCTTGGTGTGACTACCCTGATTGGTAATTCACGTCCCGTTTCCCCTGTGAAAAACAACATTTAGATAAATAATTTCAGCATCCGAATTGGTTTTCTTTCAGGAGTTTTAACAGATGGCATCCACCCAACTTTCCCCAGGGGTTGTTGTAAGAGAAAGGGATCTCACTAACGTCGTAAATGCAACGGTAGATAACGTTGCAGGTATCGTAGGCGCTTTTGAGAAAGGTCCCGTAGAAGAAATTACAACAGTAACCAGCGAAAAAGAGCTGCTAGGCATCTTTGGTCGCCCCACAGAACTTAACTTTGAGTATTGGTTTAGCGCCGCTCAATTCCTTCTTTATGGAGGCACACTAAGAGTTGTTCGTGCAATGAATGACTCGCTTACAAACGCGATTGATACTGCACAGTTTAACGTCACAAGTTTCAGTGCATCTGATACTACACTTTCAGTTGTAGCATCTACTGACTTTGATGTTAACGATGTCTTGCTCATCGACGCTGAATTGCTTGTTGTGCAATCAGTTTCTGGTCAAGATGTAGTTGTCCAACGTGGTCAACTTGCAACTTCTGCCGCATCTCACGCTGCTGCCGCTCCTATCACTCTGATTGAAGCTGCTGGCACAAGCTCCACAATTAATGAGGGTGGTACCTTTACTGATGCCGATACCACTCTTACTGTTACTTCCGCAACTGCTCTTGCAGGTGGCACCAACAGTTACATCAGAATTGACGATGAGTATCTTAGAATCACTGGTGTTTCTGGTGACAACCTAACCGTTACTCGCGCACAACTGGGTTCTACTGCTGCTGCTCACACGGATGGGTCAACTGTTACTCTTACTACTGTTACTGCAGACAAGACTAACATCAACGAAAAGACTTCAACTGGTGTTGCTGCTCCTCTTATTAAGAGCAACAATGACTATGAGTCAAATGTTGAAAATGCTGCTAACAACTGGAAGTGGGCAGGACGTACTGCTGGTGACTTCGGCAACTCCTTGAGAGTTGTGATGACTGACGCTGGTGCAGACCAAGTGCTGTATCTTGCTCAACCTACTTCTACTGAGTGGGACTTTGTTAACGGTGCTGAGGTTTCATTCTCTAACGCTAACATCTACGGTAAGGTTTACTCCTACACCGCAATCGTTACTTTTGAAGAAGACGCTACTCTGGTTGGTAGTTTTGAAACTGACAACTATATCACTGCTGTTTCTGGTGGTGTTACTGGTAGAATCGTAGCATACGATAGTGTAACTAGAGAAGTCGAAATCACTATTGACGACACTTCTGCTGACGTGCTTGAAGTTGGAGACACTGTTACTGAGTTGGCAAACAACTCTAACACACCTGGCTCTGCTACTGGTGACTCTGGTAAGATTCAGTCTATCTCTAGACAACTTCGCGTTGCATTGAATCCCCAATCACCTGGCTTCCAAGCAAACCAGACTGTTACTGACGGTAACTCTGCAACTGTTGCTATCGCTAACGTAGAAACTGACTATGAAGGTAGAGTCTACGGTCTTAATCAGCGTTGGATTAACATTGCACCTCGCCCTACTACTTCTGCATGGGTAGAAGAAAGAGGCGGACATAACGACTTGATGCACATCCTCGTCCTTGATGGCGACGGTAAATTGACTGGCACACCTGGCGCTCTTCTTGAGAAGCACCTCAACGTGTCTAAGGCAATGGATGCTCGCTCACCACAAGGTGACAACATCTACTATAAGGATGTTATCAAGGCTCGCTCTTCCTACATTCATTGGGGAAGTCACGAAACTGGTAATCTTTACGACGCAGACAGCAATGCTTCTGGAGCATTCGGTCTTTCAGGTATCAACAGAGTCTTTGACCTATTCAAGTCAGACGCTGCACTGAAGAATATTGATGACCCAACTGGCACAAACGCTTCTGCAGTTTCACTTGTCAAGACTAAGGGTAGCGCCTCTATCCGCTACGCACTACAAGGTGGTGTTGATGGTTACGCCATTGCACGTCCTGATATCCTTGGTGCTTACACATTATTCGATGATGCTGAAACCGTAGATGTAGACTACATCTTGATGGGTCCATCGATGGGCACACTTAGCGATACTATTGCTAAAGCACAACACATCATCTCTATTGCCGCAAGTCGTAAGGACTGTATGGCATTCGTTTCACCTTTCCGTGGTGATGTTATTGGACAACCTAAGACTTCCGATATCGTCCAGAAGACTATCGACTTCTTTAACCAGTTGTCTTCATCTTCATACGCTGTATTTGATAACAACTACAAATACTTGTATGACAAATACAATGACGTATACCGTTTCATCCCAACTAATGCTGACATGGCAGGACTTGTGCTTAGCACAACTCTCCAGCAGGAAGCATGGTTCTCACCCGCTGGATTTAACAGAGGGCAGTTGAGAAATGCAATTAAACTTGCTTATTCTCCTCTGAAGGACCACAGAGATAGACTGTATGCTGCACGTGTTAACCCAATCGTCTCCTTCCCTGGCGAAGGTATTGTCCTCTTCGGAGACAAGACAGGACTTGGTTATCAATCTGCATTCGATAGAATCAACGTTAGAAGACTCTTCCTCGTTATCGAAGAAGCAATTTCTGACGCTGCTAAATCTCAGTTGTTTGAGTTGAATGACGAGTTTACTCGCCAACAATTTAAGAACATTGTTGAGCCTTTCCTCCGCTCCGTGCAGTCACGACGCGGTATTGTTGACTACCTAGTGGTCTGCGATGGGACTAATAACCCTGCTGAGGCGATTGACCGTGGAGAATTCTATGCAGAAATCTTTATTAAACCAACCCGCTCTATTAACTTCATCACCTTGACCTTCACAGCGACTAGGACTGGAGCTTCATTTAACGAGCTAGTTAACTAATTCCCACTCTATTTAATTTTACATCACTAACGGAGCAACAAACTAATGGCTAAGAAAGACAAACAACAGGCTGGGGAGGTCGAAAATAGTAAGGTTGATGTCCCTATTATTGCGTTTAGGGACAAAATCATTGACCTTGCACGCCCTAACCTGTTTCAGGTGGACATGAATTATCCAAAGATTTTGGATGATGGCACCCCCGCAACGGGCGGTGGAGAAGACACCCAACAGAACGAAAAAGAAAAGAGTTCTGGTAAAAATAATGCTGGTAGTGGATCTAGTGCAGCTTCACTTTCTTCCTTCCTTATTAAGGCAGCATCAATTCCCGCATCAACTGTCGGTGTAATTGATGTCCCTTACAGAGGTCGTATGCTGAAGATTGCTGGAGACCGCACATTTGAACCTTGGACCGTCACTGTCCTCAACGACAAAAACTTTGCCCTTCGTGGTAAGTTTGAAGAATGGTCAACCAAGATTCAAGCACTGCAGCAAAACAGACAGAGCACAGAAAGCATTGGTGAATACCAAGCAAGCGCAACTGTTAGACAACTTCGTCGCCAAGGTGGAGTTACCAGATCTTACCTCTTTGCAGGTATCTGGCCTTCCAACATCTCTGCAATTGACCTTGCATGGGATAGCAACGATACTGTCGAAGAGTACACTGTTGAATTCCAAGTCCAATACTGGACTTACGCTAACAACGCTGATACATATAATGCCATTGAAGATGAGGACTAAACCCCTTATTTTTTATGCGTATAAATAATTCGGTAATGTAAGCGGGACAGCAGAAGTGTCACAACTATTTGGTTATTCGCTTGAGCGTAAAAAGAAGGGCCCTCAGAAGGGTCCTTCTTTCGTGCATAAAGATAGTGAAGATGCCGCAGCACCAATAGCGGCTGGCGGTTATTTTGGTCAGTATGTAGACCTAGGTGACAGTGCCAACAAACAAAGCGATGTAGATCTCATCGGTAGATATAGAGAAATGTCTCTGCACCCCGAAGCGGATGCAGCAATTAGTGATATTACTAATGAGGCAATTGCAGGGGACCTTGACGATCACCCCGTAGATATTGAGTTGTCAAATCTCAATGTCTCACAGAATGTCAAGAATAGAATTA